GCTTGCATTTAATGGTTCAAGAAGATGATAAAACAATCCTTCAAAAGCTCTATAAAAGAAACCGGATACTGGAATATTAACAACAACATCATCAGGAAGCTTCATTGCTTTAGAACCTTTTAGTTCATTTACTTTATTAATGTGATCTATTCTATCTTGTTCTGTTAACACTTTTGGTTCCTCTATTTGAGGTTCTTGTTTTTTAGATTTATTGGTAGTTTTTTTCTTAGCCATTACTTAAAATTTTAATTAATTATATAACTAAAGATAAGCATTTTTTGCTATCTTTGCAAACCACATATTATGTTTAAAGAAGATATATTAGAAATGACAAATGACATACAGTCTTTTAAAGAAAAGTTTGAGAACAAATATAAAAAAAATATAAATATACTTGTTAGTGATAAATCAGATATAGTCTTTAATGTAAGACAATGGGAAGATGAGATTCAAGCAATGAAAGAAGCACATCAAATTAAAACTATAGAAATACTTGAAAAACTAGTAATAGGAACAATGAGACAATTGTATCCTGAATTTAAGGGATGGAGATCCCTTGGTAAAGAATGTAGAAAAAGAGAATTTGTAATATTTAAACAACTCTTTTGCTACATGTGTAATAAAATGGGATTCACATTAACATATACAGGTGATCATATTAATAAACATCATGCAAGTGTATTACATGGTATTAGACAAGCAAAAAGTTTATTAGATATTGGTGATATTATGTTTTGTGAAGCTTATGATAAATTAAAAGAAAATATTAGAAATTATGTTAGAACTATTCCAGAAGATATTAAAAGACAAGCTTACACCGAACCAATTACTTCTCTTATACGGGATACAAAATAGTACCACTTTTCCAGGAATTGTTAAAGGTGACTTTAATACTTTAGTTAAAAATGAATTCTTAAATTCTAAATCAACTAAAAGTAAAGAGTGTGATACTTGTCCAACAGGAGTTAAAACTGTTTATAATTTAACACCAAAAGGTGTAAAAATATGTGCTAAATATAATCAATATTTTAGAGTTGCTAAAAAAAGAACTAGCAATCAATTATTAGGTAAAGGTTATAAAGAAATGCTTAAAATATATAGAGAAGCATTTCCTGCAGGTAAATTACCAAGTGGTAAACCCGGTAGACAAAATATTAAAACACTAGAAAATGCATTTAGATGGTTTTTTGATACATATGATTATACATGGGATGAAGTTGCACATGCAACAGTAATGTATGTAAATGAATATAAAGAAAAAGATTATTTATATATGAAAACTAGTCAATATTTTATATGTAAATCAGATAAAAACAAAGTAAAACATTCAGAATTAGCAGATTATTGTGATATGATCCGTGATGGTGTAACATTAGAAGATAAAAAACATTTTAAAGAGAAAGTTGTATGAGCAAAATTAAACCAGCATGGGATGGACAATATCAGTCTTTTAATGAAGCACTGAAATATATGCTTGCTAGGCAGAGTGGTAAAGAGAAATCTATACAAACTCCATGGCCTAAGTTTAATGATGCTATTACAGATGGATTAGAATGGAATACTCTTACTGTTATTGGGGGAAGACCTGGATCAGGTAAAACATTGATCAAGGATCAGATAGTAAGAGAATCTTTCATTCTAAATCCAGCTGAAGAGTATAGAGTTTTAGAATTTAGCTTTGAAATGGTAGGTAGAACTACAGCATTAAGAGAATTTTCATCTTTAACTGGTAAGACTTATAAAGAATTATGTAGTGCAGGAACTACACTATCTAAGGATACATTTGATAAATGTCATATATATGCTAAAGATAGAATTAAAAGTCCTGTAGACATAATAACTACACCAATGACTGTAAACCAAATGAGAGATCAAGTAGATATATATATGAACTTACATCAAGGTAAGAAAACTATTATAACTCTTGATCATAGTATTTTAGTAAAGAGAGCACCCTATCAAAATAACAGATTAGATATGTTATTTGAATTAGGTGAATTCTTTACACAATGTAAAAGAGACTATCCTTGTATGTTTATATGTTTATCACAATTAAATAGAAATATAGATAATCCAGACAGAGCAGTAAATGGTAAGTATGGTAACTATGTATTAGAATCAGATATATTTGGTTCAGATGCAATGTTACAACATGCTGATACTTTAATAGGTATTAACCGTCCTGCTAAACAAAAGATTAGATACTATGGACCTGATAGATATATAATAGAAGATGATAGAACATTAGTATTACACTTTCTTAAAGCAAGAAATGGTGATACACGTATGAGTTTCTTTAAAGCTGAATTTGAAAGAATGCAAATAACTGAGATGGATACACCACCTCAAGAACAACGTAGATAATATGGTATCAACAAAAAATAAAAGTATGACTCCACAAGAGCGTAAAGCAAAAGTACAAGAATTAAGAAAAGAGCATGAAGATTATTTCCAAACAGTTGGAAATATAAATGCACTATATATACCAAAGATGGCATATAGACCATCAGGAAAAGATGAGTTACATGTATCCTTCTTTCCAAGTGAATTACAAAAAGGTAGAGATGTCTTTACTGAATTTGTTAGTATTGAATATGATTCAGAAGATCCTAAAAGAACATTATATTTATTAAAACATAATGCTCATTGGGAAGAAGAATATGAAAAAGTAACAAGTAGTTCAGGATTTGAAAGACACATTGTACCTGTAAGTGAATTAAAAGTAATTAATGATGTAACTAGTAGAAGATCACCTATTAAAGAACCTACACAAGTTAAAGAATTAGTTAAAGATCCAGAAAAAAGAGAAATAGTAGATGTTCTTATTGGAATTGAAAGAGCATTATTAAGTATAAACCAAAAATTAAGTAAATAAAATGGCACAAAGTGTATTAGTTATAGCTGACTCAGGGTCAGGTAAGTCAACATCTATTAGGGATTTAGATCCTAAAGAGACGTTTATAATTAACATTGCAAATAAACCTTTACCATTCAAAGGATGGAAAAAGAATTATACAGCAATAACAAAAGATAATCCTAAAGGTAACATGGCTACTACAGCCACAGCTGCAGGGATTATGAAAGCTATGATGCATGTAAATGATAAAATGCCTCATATTAAAAATCTAGTAGTTGATGACTGGCAATATATGTCCAGCTTTGAATACTTTGATAGAGCTGATGAAAAAGGTTATGATAAATTTACCTCTATTGCAAAGAATCTAGCACAAGTTGCTAAGATGCCTAAAGATATGAGAGATGATTTATATATATTCTTTTTAACACATTCAGAAGAATCAACAGATGTGAATGGACATAGAAAAGTAAAAGCAAAAACTGTAGGTAAAATGATAGATAATGCTTTAACTTTAGAAGGTCTATTCTCTATAGTTCTATTTGGCAAAGTTGTCAAAGATAAAGAAGATAAGTTAAATTATGTATTTGAAACAGTTAATAATGGAGAAAATACTTGCAAATCACCTGACGGTATGTTTGAAAATGCACGTATAAAAAATTCATTAAAAGTTGTTAAAGATGCAATTATTGAATATGAAAATTAATTAATTATGAATGAAGTAAAAAACAAGAAAGTTATGTTAAATACTAAAGACATGTCTGCAGGAAGTGGACGCACCAAACCTGTATTAGATCCAGGAAATCACAAAGTAAAGATAAATTCTATTACATTTGATCAAACACCGTATGATGCTGATTCATACAATATACATTTACACGTAGAAACTGAACCAGTTGGTGGTGATTTTGAAGGTTTCTTTAGAGACTATAATGATCAATCACAAGGTAGATATGAAGGTCAAATAGGAAGAGTAAGAATAAGCCCTTTTCCATTTAAAGACACTACATTACCAAGTGGTAGAGAAATTAGTAGAGATCAAGAAATCTTAAAGCATATGATTACATTAGCTGAAACATTAGATATGAGAGATGGATTAGATTCTATTGAAGCAGAAACTATTGAGTCATTTATGACTGAATGTAATAATCTGATGAGTGGTTCTAAGCTTATTAACATGTGTATAGGTGGTCGTGAGTGGGAAAATAAAGAAGGTTATATAAACAATGATCTTTTCTTACCACGTATATCTAAAGATGGTATTGCTATGGAAGCAATAGATAAAGAAAATTCTAGATTACTTAAGTTTGATCGTGCTATGCATGTTAAAGCTTTAGTTAAGAAAGATGATCCATCTACAGATAATATACCATTTAAAGCAGACTCAGGATCAGGTTCTGATTTTGAGCTTTAATAATTAATAATTATTAAGTTAACAGGAAGAAGGGAGGTTAAGAGCAGTAATCTGCACGTGCACCCTCCCTTTTTCTATTTAAGTAAAGATGATAAGTACTAAAAATCTCATATTAGATGGATCTAAAGTTCCAAGTACGTGGGTGTTTGAGTTCTATCTGGATTTACCAGAAAGACTAAATGGACAGAATGTACAGATTAAATCTGTATTTCATCCTACAGAAAGAACTCCAAGCATGTGGGTATTTGCGGATAAAGGTCAATATAAGTTTAAAGATTTTTCAACAGGTAAAGGTGGTAATAAAATTGATTTAGTTAAAGAATTATTTAAAATAGACTTTTCTAAAGCTGTATTTAAAATAGGTCAAGATTATAACAAATTTATTACAGATAAAGGTGAATATAAACAATCAACTATAAAACCAGAAGCAAAGTTTAAAGTAGAATCTGTAAATCCAAGAAGATGGTCTGATTGGGATAGAGAATTTTGGTTAAGTTTTAATATTGGTGAAGATATTCTTAATAAATATAATGTTCAACCACTTAATTTTTACCGTATGGTAAGAGAAAGTGAAGAATCAATAGATCAAAGAACTATTGGTGCATTATTGGTC